ACTTTGACGGGCGGTGTGTTCGCGCAGGCGGCTAAGCTCAACGCGCAGATCAGCATTAATTTTTTCAGCATCTTGTTTTTCCTTTTCTAACTCTACTTGGCGGGCAACGAATGCAGCGGCGGTTTTCTTTTCCTTTTCGCGTGACTGCTTTGCCTGCTCGATAAATGAATCTTTCAACTTAGCAGAAATCTCCGCGGCCATTTCATCGCGCCCGCGCCGATATTCCGCTTTGCGGTCGGCTTGCCAAGCACCGATACAGATTGCGATTGCGAATAAAGCCGCAATTAATTTCCATTTTTTGAGCAACGTTTCAACCATAATTCCAGCATATCCTTATAAGTTTTAATCTCACGTTCAGCAAACTCAAAAGCCGCTAGGTCTGCGTTTTCGCTCGCCTCTCGGCTTTTGGTTTGCCATTCCGCGATTTTCCGATTTGCAAAATCAACGGGATTCATGTTCAACTTTTAAACGTGCAAACCATCAAGATAGATAGTCTTTCCGCCTTTTTTTGTTGCTGTCTTTATCTCATTCCGCATAGGGCTATTGCGTCGGAACCCAATATGCACCCATGCCGCTTCCCCACGTTCTGGGAACTCAAGAATCAATTGGTCGAACTTGATTTTCCCTTCATCTCGCATTTTGATGATTTCTTTTGCAAACGCCAAAGAAGTTAAGCCGATAGCATCGCAGTCAGCCGCCAAGCCAAATCGATGGGCAGAAGTTGCCGAACCGCCGACTGCCTTATTCACACGTTCGCTGCGAAAGCAGGAAGTTACGACGATTCCGCGTCCAACATAGGCGCGAATTTTTTCAAGCTGTTCCGCCGTGTATTGTATGTTTGCCATGTCAGCAGCGGATGGCACATTAGGAATACCCAAACGACGCCCAGTTTCACTTCGCGTCAGTTCTTTTAGGCTAAAGTGTTCAGTGATTTGCATTTTTTATCTCCAAATAAAAAAGGCCGTCTGAATTTCAGACGACCTTGTCAGGTTTAAAAATTAAGATGTAGCGATACCATACTCAGTCATCAGCGCAGTGACTTTTTCTGAGACCTTGCTGATATCCCCCTGAACAAACTCGATGCCTGCACCAATAATGACATTACGTCCTACATTTCCGGCATGATTCATACCGAAACGAATTTTGTTGAACGCTTTATCAGCACCTGCTTTGACAGGGATGACCGCAACGTACCACTTGTTGTACGAGTACACCTGAGTAGCGGAAATTGGCTTACCATCGATGGTCGTACCCTCGAATGAGCGCAACTTGAATCCCGCCTCTTCGTTTGTACTTACTAAGCCATTATTAATAATACTTCTATCGTTCAGGACGACTGCTGAGAACCCTGAACCCGCGGCACCGCCCGAAAGCTGTTTGAATGGGAACACAATCGCGGAATCAGACGAACCATCAGAAGTCAGCCCCTCAGACTCAATGAATCGAATACCCTTGCCCTCACCGGCAACCAAGGAACGCATGATTTTATGACCGTCATCTTCACCGAACGCACCAGCCCAGTCTAATGGCTCGCCGGCTCTTTCGGCATTATTCAAGGTTTTCAGCTTGGCCGTATTGTTGCTACCGACCGCCTCGGCTGCCGTTGCCGCCAATCCGTCAAACGTGAACTTGACGGAAGTCGTAGATTTGGCAGCAGGTGATTCGGCTGCCGTTTCAGTTTCTTTCGGCGGCGCAGCAGGCGGCTGAGTCGCAGGCTGACCATCTCCTTCCGCTTTAGGCGGCTGGGCAGGTGTCGTTGCCGCCGCCTGTTCCCCACCTTCAGCCTTCGGAGAGTCGGCAGGTTTAGCAGGTTTGGCATCAGATGCCGTGCCGCCATTCAATTTAGCGACAGCCGCCGCAACGGCAGCATCAATAAGCGCCTGAATTTCAGTTTTCGTTGGTCTGACATTTCCCTCGGCAGTACCTTGGGTAGTCGTAGTATTCCGGAAAACATGATCGGAAAATGCCCCTGTTCGCTGATCCCATGTTTTATTGTTGTCGTGACAACAATCGGTATGCGTACCCGTTTGATAGAATCCTTGACTTGCGATACCGCTACGATGAACATAGGCGGCATCCGAGATATAAGGCTTCGCAGGCTTATCCCCCTTGGTATAAGGCGTCACATCCAAACGGTTGTCTCGAATGGTACAACCCGTTAGATTGCCCGTTAAAAACTGACGGGCATAGTTGCCGTCAGGGCCATTTCGAGCAGTGTTGTTCGCAAAATAGCTGCCATCGATTGTGCCGTATTTACTTTCTGCACCTATCAAGTAGGCATAGGTTGAGTCATTCACAAATCCTTCAAATACCGCACCGCTACCGCTTCCAGTTGGATCGACGGCTTCGATTCTCAGGCTTTTCGCATCGGAATATTTCGTACCACTGGCGGTAATGCGAATACCCGTAATCACACCATTTGTGACCGTACATGTTGCCGCCGCGCCGCGCGCGCCTTCGCCACCGCCTGTAATCACAATCTTGGTATCCGCACTGTATCCGGTTCCGCCATTTTTAATGGCAATATTGCTCAAATAGCGGAGACCAAACGCCTCACCAAACGGCAGGGCAAAAGTACAGGAATTGTCCGAAATCGTGAATCGGTTGTGACCGAAATTACACGGCACGCCTCGCGGCGCGTAAATGCGGTTGTTTTGGACAGTGATATTGGCACGCAGCCACCACAAATCCTTATCTTTTCGGGCTTTTACCCCTGTTGCGCCGTTAATCAGGAAAATCCCATTCATGCCGCTGATAAACTCATTGTCTTTGATGACAATGTTGGATTCCTGATATTTAAAGCTGCTATTGTCTGCTCGCCCCCCCTTAGTGGTGTCTTGCGCGTAGGTTTCCTCGATGACGACCCCTGTACCGTAGTAGAGGCATGAGCCGCTGTTGCCGATAATTTGGATATTGTTACCAGTATGTGCATCAGCAACTTTACGCGCAGCGAAACCGAAATGATTGTTGATGAAGCGGATACCAATTTGCGGCAGGTATCGGCTTGTCCACAACCAATAGCCCGGGTCAACGGTAACTTGACTGTTGTCGCGGGAATGCTCGACCGAAGCATCCGGATGTCCGACACGGCCTTGCAGACAGTTCATGCCCTCGACAGTAATGCCGACACCACGGACAACGCCAATGCCGCCGATATAGTTGTCAGACATGAAGCCGCCGTAAACCTTGCAGTCGTAGCAAACCATTTTCTCGCGGATGGCGGTATCAATATCACCGCCGCTAACGTCACGACAATCTCGGGTAGAATAAAGACCAAACTGTATTGCACTACCGGTCATCCCGCGAACATCAAAATCCCAGACGACCAAGTGGTAAACATCATAAATCAACCAGCCATTTGCCGAAGACCCGCGCTGACCACCGCTCCATTTACCCCACGTCTCAGAAACAGTGCCGTCTTCCTGCGGGAACTCATTTTTCGTGCCGTCAGCGTTCCAATAGCCGCCAACGCCTAAATCAACTTTTCTTGACTGTTGACGTTCGTATTCTTTGATTTTTGCCCATGTTAAATCATCAGGTTTTTTGACATCTTGCACCTGAGCAGCATTGTTACGGTAACGGGCGAGGTCATGTAAAAGGCGAGTGGTATTAAAACCTAAGTCATACAACCCCTTGTCCGCATATCCATAGCCGATATGCGGATTCTCGGGCGTCCAGCCATCAATCGGCGCAAACAACCCTTGACGCCCGCCGACATAGCCTTTTTCCATCCAACGGCGGGGACGGGTAACACCGCCATGCACAATAACGTTACCTTCGCCGCCCAACACGTTGACGCCAAAGGATTCGGCGATAAACATGACACCGCGGAAATCGAAGAAACAATTAGACTTATTGCGGATATAGATACACGGCTGCGCGCCGTCAATAGTCAGAGTCATCCCACCGACCGTGACTTTTCGACCGTCCGTACCAAAAACATCAGGCTTATAACCCACGTTTTTATCCACGCTGAAAACCGAACCCTGACGAGCGGTAATATATGACCCATTGGGGATACGTTCGATGTATTCGGTAACGGCGCGGCTGATTGCAGCAGCTTCAACAGGAGTCTGTTTATTCGTTTTGAAGAATCCCGACAAGACTTTTCCGCGCAATTCTTCAGTCAGCGCATCTTCGAGATAGTACACGCCACGCTCACTTGCCAGCTTCATGCCTGTTTCGTGTTTGGCCTGC